ACGCTTAAAGAACTCACCAGCTAACTTAGGAGCATCACCTTTCGTATAAGTGAAGTCGACGGTTGAGCACCTAGATTGGAGCGGAGAAATTATTCTGTTCTTGAAGTTACAAGTTAGAATGAATCCACAGTTCTTAGAATACTCTTCCATAAAGTTACGAAGAGCTGGTTGTGTTGATTGAGGATTTAGATAGTCAGCCTCATCTAAGATGACATACTTACGTCCTTCGCTAAACGACACTGTCGTTGCAAAGTTCATTATATCGGTTCTTAGTGTGTCAATATTACCGGACAAGGATCCATTCACAACAATGTAGTCGGCACCTAACATCTCGAGCATGGCTTTAGCTACTGTAGTTTTACCTACACCAGCTGAGCCAGTCAAGAGTAGATTAGGAATATTCTCCTGGTCTACAAATTGTTGGAAGATCCGTTTCGTTTCTTCCGGTAGTATGACATCATCAAGATTCGTTGGTCGATATTTTTCTACCCACAGAAATTCTTGAGTCTGCATATACTATCCTATTCAAAGGTTGAATGACCTTCCGTGGCAATCCAATAAGTTAGCTTAGGACCGTGGTCGTTAGCTGACTTGAACTTGGCTATACCTTTGGAAGATAATTCAACATCATAATCAAAATTCATTACCTTAATATTCTCAATCTTAAAGATTGCAGAGAATACTTTACCACTACTGTTATTGTCAATTACATTACTGTACTTGTCTGCAGTAGGGTTCTTAGAGCTAATGGCCTCCAAGTTAATAACACTTCCATCAGAAGAGATAGCAATTTCAGGTAGTCCCATTACTGAGGCAGCCTTGAGTGTATTGCTGAGGTCTTCCCACTTGATAGTTACGGCTATATCAATAGCTGGTAACTGAATCTCTTTTGAAGGAGGCGTTACAATCATCTGAGGATCTGCATACGTATAGTTTACAGACCTCTTTGTATCTCTAACTGTGACGAACTTCTCATTGAATTGAAGTTGTGGATCATCAAACAAAGTAAGGACACCTAAGAATCTATTCAATTCATAGAAACATCCTTGAGCGGGAAACGTATCATCAATCTCTGCTTTAGCCATAATAGACTTCTGCGGAGAGATAGTTTGTAAAGTTCCACCTGCGTTGAATTCAATCCCTTGGTTTATCACTGCGAACGACTTTAGGACGCTCACTGTATTTTCACTTAGTTTCATAATATATTGTCTCAGTTACATTTGCTTATTTTTGCCGATCTTACTTGGATCAGCAGTTGCTGGAGCTCCAATCTGTGCTAAGTCTTTTAAAGACCCACCAAAGACCATAGAGCCCATATGTTGTAGTTCCATCCAAGGACACAACCACACTTTGAGTCCTATACGTCTTGCCCATTGACAGAACATATAATCCTCTGAAAGGTACCTATTGGAATATTCCATTGGGTTACCTTGTAAATCATTACCTAAGATAAGCGAGCTCTTCTTATCGAAGATGAACTCTTGTACTTCCTCAGGCGTTGCTTTAGGGTTCTGTTTATAGAACTCTTCAAGCTCTGGCTTGAGGTTAGCTTGCTTATCATCAATAAGAGCATCAAAGTATGCAAGGATCTCTCTCGATCCATCGAATGCTTCTGTTCTTACATGATCAGGCTTGTATGATAAATGCTCGTAAGCATCTGCATACTTTTGTAGTCCTTTCTTAGTGAACATCATGAAACCTGTTCCACCTTCTAGCACTTCTGTTGGCTCTGTTAGTGACATTTGATTGCCACCGTCAGCTGGATTAAATACATAATCACCAACGTACTTAGAAAGGATCTCAGGGTTCTCATCTGCTACACCTTGATTGACTGCTTGTACAATCTTCTCCCATGAAATACATTTCTTAGGATATGGACCACACATAATATCGTAAGGACACTCTGGGTCCTCACTATCCATCAGAGCCATCATTGTAATGACATCGTTAGGATTGAAAGCAATATCGGAATCAATGAATATCATATGAGTACAATCTGATCTCATAAACTCATCGACACAATAGTTTCTTGCTCTCGTTACTAGAGACTCGTTGAATAGATAGTAGAACTTAGCTTCTATCTTATAGTGCATACATAATGCACTTAGGTCATTACATGACTTGGTAAACATACCAGCACATTGACCACCGTACATAGGCGTTGCAATAAACAATCGTCTCTTTTGTAATTCTTCAATCTGAATACTAATTTCCACTTAAAACTCTCCAGTATATTTTGCATCATGTTCTTTACCTACACCATAGTCACCATCATACATTGATAGCGTCTCAGCTTCGAACATTAAGAACTGTCCTACTCGAGCACCTTTCTCAATCGCTGCAGGGCCATGTGCTACATGAAGTAGTCCAGCCATCACACCATTGTAACCAGAATCATATAGACCTGATGTAATGTGACAACCATTCCTGTTCAATGTAGATCTTGTAATAACCCATCCAGCATAACCTTCTGGTATTGTTACAATGTTCTCCATAATAATTTCATAGACACCAGGCTCTAAGCAAAACATATTGTTGCTGTCTGGTTGAATCTCTACAGATCCCCTGTGCTTCTTTGTTTCGTCAGTAATGACAAACGTCTCGTCCTTGAGTTGAAACATCTTGTCAACTCTAAGATCAACTGCGTTAGGTTGACTGTCACCCTCTTGTACATTGGTTAGCAGATCGCGTTGCATCTGCGGTGATAAAATATGCTTCATTTCTCGTCCTGTGTAAAGTGCCACAATAATATAGTGTAGTGAATGATCTTCATAAGGTCTTTCTTATTGTAGCCTTCTTTCTTACCATATCTCATAGCGTATTTGATTATGTTTGAATGACAGGCTTCCTTCTCCTGTCCCATTTGTTTCCAGACATCAATAGTCTGAATCTCTTCATCCTTAGTTCCAGCTTTCTCATTTACATAATGAGCTGAGTAAGTAGAGGCAACGTATTCGCTAATCTCTTTTAGAATCTTATCTTCGTTGAACCTATACTTCATTAATGCCTCTTACTAATTCGTTGATGTAGTCCATGTTATGCTTTGCTAACTGGATGGCATTATTATCCTCTGTCTTGTATTGAAAGTCAACATGCTTTTCAAATTTACCGTTATATAATCCGGTTGGAGAGTTATCAAACTCGACACCATTGAAGCCAGCCCATATAGCTGCACTGGAATCCCAAGTGTCAATACCAAAGTCTTTGCACAATGCAATCTCGTTTGGTCCATCTACCATACCTAAGAAGTGAATTAGTTTATCATTATCTTTAGCAAGTTGTAACAGACCTCTTGATTTGATCTCGTTCATAAACTTCCACCTACACATATATCTTTGTAGGTTGTTTCCTTTCTCACAATTGTATGCATGAGGTACAGCTAGGATACTAATACCAATGTAATCTATAAGAGGATTGCTTGCTGCGAATGCAAATGATAAGATGAGGTCTTCGAGATCACCTTTAGTTGATTGTGGTACAAAGAATGTACCGAAGCCTTCTGATTTAAAAATAGGAGCATAACGTCTAGCGTCATCGATACCTACCATAGAGGGCATGTCTGGATAGTCTGGTATAACAATATAGTCAGCATCAACTTTCTTAGCTAAGCCAACTAATTCTTCAGGTGGGAAGTTAGGCATCCCAGCCTTGAACATCTCAAAGCCTGAGTTGTCCATAATGTTTACTGTGTTAGGGATCTTGCCTTGTTCTTTATAGAACTCGCAGTACGACGTATCCTCAGCAGCAATATGTGCTAAGGTTAAATGTGTTTGTTGTTTCTGTACCATATCGAGATGAGGTACGGGTGCAATGTGACAAAACTTCATAATATAAACTCCATAATATAAAAAAATAAGACCTAGTCTTTCTGTGGCTTACCAGCTTCTCCTGATGATTTAGGTCCTTCCTGTTTCTTAAATGCTGTCTCAGCATAACGAACATTCCAACCCTTGCCACTCAACTCCTTACAATGGTCAACTGTAAGGGTCTGTCCTGGTGTTAGGAAAGAACAATTCTTTCCACACTTTGTTACTTCAAATCTGTTTGCATCTTTACGAGAGCAGACAATAGTATTGTTGTCTACTTTGTCCTCGTCGATATAATTTTTAAATGAATCCATTTGGTTACCTTGTGTAAGTAATGACGCAACCATTTTCTCCATCTTCAGAAATGTCAATGATTAACTTACGATTGCTATACTTCGTCTGTATGTATTTAGCTAAATCCTGAGCCATCATCTCACAACTTTTATAATCTAATTGCATGACACCAGTGCTATACAACTTCTCTAGTTCTCTTTTGAACTGAATAAACTCTACATCTCTATCATCGTGAAACACTTCTAGTGATACTTTGAAGTGAAACATATGACGATGAGGATATCCTAAGAAAGAAACATCGTCGTCTCCTCCTGTAGCTAATTTAGGATCTGTCAATGCTGCTGGATACTTATGAATGCCTTCTCTCTGAAAGGTCACATAGATCATACTTTCTCTTTCCATTAACTTAATACTCCATATCCACCTGTCGATACTGCAATAGCATTCCAAGGATGTAATGATTCTTCATGTGATGCAACAATACTAAAGTCATCAATACGACCGTTCTGTACCCACTCATCTAACCCTGCGTGCATGATACGTACTGCATCTTCTGAGAACAATAAGTTAGCTCCATTGAGTTCAGCAAATGCTTGCTCGTCTCTACGCTTAACTACAATCTGAACCTCAGTAGGAATATGCTCTCGGCACAAGTCTACAATATCTTCAATCCATATAATGTTGTTGTCAGTTCTAGGGAATGCAACCTTAACCTTTAAGATTGATCTTTGTGAATGAGCATTAGCTGCTGCTTGTCTTTTACTTCTAGCATCATGTGCTAGTTCAAATGAACATGGACAGGTTGACGAGTACACATAGTCTACTGTCAAGAACCATTTGTAGTCACCATCAATGTACTGACCTTCTAGTTCTGTTTTATATGCAATGTGTCCTTCAACACCTTTTGTTCTCAATGCTTTCTGATGCATAGGATACTTGAACCTTAGCTTACAGTATGCATTTTTAGAACCTTGCTTCTCAGCTAGTTCTTTAAGAGCGCCTTCCATTCCATCTAATGATAACTTATCTTTAATTTGCTCATGCATGATAAGATATAATCTTGAAAGGTTGAGGCCTTTTGCCATTGGATCATCTAAAGAACAATACAAACTTGCTTCCGTCTGTAAAGTCTTTTCTCCACCTTCTCTGCTTCTAAGAACTACAGGTAAGTCAACTGGTGCAATACCAACTTTCTTAAGCGGTACTCTTGCTCCAGGCAATACTGGATCAATCTGCGGATCCGGTAAATCATCTGTATAGAAATCCTTATCGTATGTAAAGATAGTGTCCGGCATCTTGGACGAATAATCAATATCTGGCATTTATGCTCTCCTGCAAGTTGCTGAGTTAGATTCATGTTCGCGAACAGTTACTGACTCAACCCAGCATCTGTCCCCATATAGATCGTCTATGATCTCCTGTGCCTTATCAAATACTGACTCTGCAAATCTTTCACAACCTACAGCATCTACTATTCTAAGATCAACTAAATCTTTCTTTGCAAGATCTACGAATGTGTCTAGCTCTGGATCATCCTTTGCTACTAAGTACGTATGATCAAACTGTTGCTTCAGCCATTCTTTAAGAGGCTTGAGTCCGCCAAAGTCTACAATCCAGTTCTTCTCATCTAATGCTTTCCCACCAAACTGAAGTTCGAATTGTAATGCGTACCCGTGAATTAAATTACAATGGCTATCTGCTTTCCATTGTCTGAATGCGCAACTATGTCCTGTTGCATGTGTGTACGTCTTGCCTGACGTAAAACTTTTTGTGAAGCCTGATGCTATTTCCATTCTATCTTTATTCCTCTTCTCTGTAATTCGTTAATACATTTAGCTCTACGCTTACGTATTGCGTTATCTTTATTAATATAGTCGAACAATGCCTGTTTACTCATCTGTTTAATGTAGTAATGTTCTGTTGTTACTGCTTTCGTCTGCCTGTTTACTGTCTTGGCAGAAGGACTAAATTTTACTGGCATTATACCTCCATATTGTTATAAAGTCAACCCTGGAACACCCCCACATAATTCAACCAGTTCTCTGGGTTGAATTTATTCCAGTCTATATTTTCAGGTAGATTTAGATTACCTGAGATAGATATTCTAGTTTCACCTGAGTTATTTTTCTTAGTGAAGTGAGGGATCTCACCACTAAAGAACACTAGCTTACCCAAGCCAAGTTCCTCTTCTTGCATCACACGACCTTTGTTACATTCAAAAGTCCATACAATGTTGCCAGCGCCCTTAGGGGCATTAGCATAATACACCCAACTGATTGCTGGTGGTGCTCCAGGACTCGAGTGAGTATGGAACATTGTTTGTTCGTTAGGTTCTAATATATGTGCCCAACTGTTTATGTTTGTTAGTTTAGAATGTACCTCTTTACGAGCTAGCTCTTCAACTTGATCGAGTAGAGCTTTACAATCTGGATCTGTTTCTGGATAAAATGAGTCTTCGGCAAATGTATTACCAGCGCCAGTGTCAAGTCGAATATCTTTTCTTTCTAATACAGCTTTACAAATTGCTTCATTGTTGATACCTTTCGGTTCGTGTATTGAGATGCCCATTAGGACTAGCGGTCTAAACATATCTTATCTTCTTACCCTTTCTTGCACCACTAGCTTTCTTCTGAGCTGCTGTTCTTGATTGACCTTTCCTAGTCGATTTATTTACTTTACCACTTTTTGTATATTTAACTGGCATATTATACTCCTATTAAGTTTCCATATAAGTATGTGTGAACTC